TAACTGTTGTCGCATAACAAATTGCCACGCAGCTGGACCACCCATGAAGCCACGAGTTTTCTTGATCCTGATCTTTTCTTGAGATACAGGTTCATCTTTCAAACTCATAACGAAAACAGGCATATACCGCTCACCGCGAGAATAAACATCACGGATTAAACGAATCTCTTCTTGAACTTCCTCAACATACTGTACAGCATCCGCCCATTCATCCACTTCCTCACAAGGAACAATAAATTGTGCTTTGGATTTGCGATATGGGTAACCCATACTAGTTTGTCGATTGATTTTGTCCAAGAATTTCACACCCGGATAACCATTCATGGTAGTTTTATCATCTAACTTGATCAACTCAGAGAGTTGCTCAGTATTCAAGTTTTCAATGATATCATCGGCAAAAGATTGAACGCACTCATCCAAAACTCCCTTATCAAAGAGATAATTCTGAGTCAGAGTGGGTTCGACATTTTTATGCCAAACCTCTGGTCCTTTCATTACGGGTTGACCGTGCTTGCGCTCAAACCCTTCTTGCTGGGCAGCTTTGGCAATGAATGTTGGGCCAACACGTGACTTCATACATTTCCTAAAAGAACTACGGGGAGTACTTCCGTAAACATGAGCTTGTCCTTCATCCGGCCAATACAACACCGATTTTGGATGCAATTTGCCCAAAGGATCCACCAGCTTCGGTTCACCACATTGGATTTGTGCACCAAAAAACATAATGGCATTGTCAACATCCTGAGCCAAAACTTGATTAGCTCCAGTTCGACGACCTGTCAAAGTCTGGTGCATACCAAGAATAACTGGCCCTAATTGAGTCATACCAATAAGAGGCGATCCACAATCTCCGAAAATAGTAGGAGTCTTGGGGCTTGATGTGCACACTGACATTGTACGGTTCACAGGTTGCGGAATCATCCTTTCCTCCATACGAATTGCTTCAACATCATTGATTTCAGCAAACTTACCAAAACGATGGTGCACATAAAAACCATTGCACACCAATCCTGGGGCTGGGTAACGCATGAACAATTCAGTCGTATCCATCTTAGGTGGTAAAACACACCAAAAGAATGCAATATCTTTTTCAGGAATACGATAAATCATAGATTCGGATAGAGTAAATGACACATTCTTTCCCACATTGCCCGTACTGGGCTCTTGGGACAAGTAAACTGTCATTTTCTCCGCACTCGGGATACAATGATTATTGGTCATATACACATGTCCCGCGACACACAAAGCTGTAGCGGGATAGTGATAAGCATCAGCTCCTTCTCCGACTTGTGTCTTGATTGCCACCACATTCGGTTGCATCTTGGCTTTAATCTGATCAATACTCAAAGATTGCCAACCTCGACTTTTTGACGGAATCTGGAATTCAGAGAGAATCAACTCTTCTTTAATCCAAGGATTGGGTTTGTCATCTTTTTCAAAGGTAGAAGGGACTGTACCACACGTCTGCACCGCAGGACTAGGCAAAAACTGCTGAGTAATTAAACTCGTAGTTTTCCAAATCCCCCAAACAGACATCAACAATGCACAGAAGCCAACAATCTTCATATCAGCAAACAATTCATATATCTGAGACCCTAGATCTCCAAGAATACGTTTGAATTTTTTGAACTGATAGAGAATCATCAAATCAGATGCTTTTTCTAAAATAGAATCTGCAGCACCCCAAGCTGAGACAGCTACTCCACATGCCATGCATTTTGCAAGAGCGTGAATACCCATCCATGTATCATCAACCCAATCAAGGGTCTTAGTGATCATAGAACGTTTATCTTCAAGCAGACTCTCAAGTTCAGAGTCAGATATTTCAAAAGAGCTACCCGCTGCGACTTCATTGTCATTCGCATCAAAGAAAAGGGGCTCGATTTCACGCTCAGAATCAAAGGGTATCAAGAATGAGTTGGCATCATTTGCATTCAATTGATTGCGAATTTTGACCATAGCATCCATAAACTCCTGCTCAGTTGAACATCCTGCAAAGAGTTCTTGATATTGTTCATCAGATACCTGCAAAGTACATCGCCTAGGCTCACTCACACCATTAAGATTCGCCATAGCAACAAAATCGCGATACATCTTGTCCTTGACAGCAGACATATCAACACGACCAGC